ATGGATTTGACAACTCCTATTGACATTACGGCGGTCATTACTGCCGTCAAGAAGCACAAAGACCTCCTGGTCTCGCTTCGCGCTGAAGCTGCCAGCGAAATCCTGCAGCACTTCACGCCCATGTCTGGCATCAAGGACTCCATCACGCTGGGCCGTACCACGCTGATGAAGGTCTCTCGCAAGTACACAGGCAAGTTCATCGGTCAGGTGAGCAACGGCAAGATTGTTCCCCGTACATTGACGGTCTATCCATGCGTCATGGAGATGGAGGACGAGCCGGAACGTTACCGTCGTGCCTACATCACTGAGGTGGACGGTGGTCTCGACCCCAATAAACATCCCTTCGAGGTATGGCTGAACAACTACGGTGTCAAGTGCGCATCCAAGGACCTGTACGACGTGCTGCTCACGGCCAAACTCGACAACTCCGAGGGTCACACGGCGCTGGAGGACTCCTTCGATGGCCCGCTGACCATCATTGAGAAGGAGAAGACAGCCGGCAACATCTCCAAAGAGAAAGGCAACCTCTACCAGACAGGAGTGTTCACTCGTGCCGATGTAGGTACCAAACTGTTGGAGATGTGGCGCAACATGCCGGGCACGTTCAAACGCGCAGGTGGCAAGATGTATATCTCCAGTTCGCTGGGCGAACTCTACGATGACTGGTTGGACGACCAGGGTACGCTCGTCACTGGTTCCGGTGCCGAGACAGCCGGACAGAAGTATCTCCGCAACTCAGAGGGCAAGTGTGAGCTGGTTCGCCTGCCTGGTATGCCGGACGGCTCGCAGTTTGTGATGATCACCACCAAGGAGAACATCGTCTACGGATTCGACCGCGAAGCGGACATGCGCCGCATCATCCCCTTCAATTCGGGCAACCCCTATCGCTACTCGGCTGCCGGTAAGTATGTGCTGGGATTCCAGTACATCACACTCGACAAGTCGGAGCTCTGCATCAACGACCAGCCGGTAACCCCAACCGATTAACCATTAAACGATATTGAATCATGAACAAGAACTGTATAGCGCTCGCTGACATCGACGAAATGGTGTCGTGTCAGGATCTCGACAACCTGGCCGGATTGGTGCAGGAGTTGATTTACTTCTACTGGGAGGACGTGGCCAGCTGGCCGGATATGCCGGCACCGGCCAGTGACACCGGTACCATGGACTTCGCTACGGCGGGTGCATGGAATGGCGATGTGGTCATGAAACAGGGATGCCGCGCCTACAAGATGGTGTTCACCGACAACAGCGGAGAACTGACCATCACCGATCAGGGCGAGACAGGTGGCGAGTCGGTCGCTTATGAGCTGACCATCACACGGGCCAAGATGTCGCAAGTCATCTTCGGTTTCGAGAACGCCACGCGCGGTCGACGACTGGGTCTGATTGTGACCGATAAGAACGGCAACCGCTACCTGATGGGCGACAAGCTCAACGCGGCCCGTAAGGTGGCTGCCGATGCCTCGACCACAGGCAAGGCTCAGACAGACCTCAACCAGACACCGCTCAAGTTCCAGTATGCTTGCCCGCGCAAGCTCATGTACACGGGCGATGTCGATGAGATTCTCAAGGTGGTACCTACCACCTGATGACGGACAAGACAGCCGGATAGAAAAGGGTGCTCGGAAGACGGGCACCCTTTTTGTGTCTGATTTCCGCACCGATTTCCGCACTACCTTTGCCACGTCAAACAACGTACTATATGAGCAACCGATTTATCGCATTCAGACAGAGAGCCATCGACTGGCTCAACGGGAAAAGAGATTTTTCCGAAGGTATCTCCATTCTCAAGGAGTCCGGATTCAAGCCGGGCGTGGTGAACAAACTCAATCGACAAGGTGAAGGAGGACCGATGGCAGCGTCCAGACTGACATACCTCATGCGTGAACTGGTCAAGGCTTGGGCATTGACTGAAGAGCAGCTGCAGGACAACCTGGATCCGCAAGAGGGGGCACCGGCAGATGCGCAGCTCATGCTGACTGATGGCACAGAGCTGAAGAAGATTGCCGAAACCATCACCGAGGTCTTGTCGGAGAACAACCCACATCCTGCCAACATCTCGAAGTCCATCCGCTTGTATGCCGATGCCTACAAGAGACGCGACATGCTGCATCGAAAGATGGCCGAGTTGCCCGAATCCAACGAAGAGACAGTCATGCAGGAGCGTCAGAAGATAACCGAAGAGATTGGTCGCTGTACAGACCTGATGGAGCGCATCTATCCGCTGTATAGCCAGTATCTGCAATCAGGACAGGATGTCACCGAAGAACAGGTGGCCGAAGCCGAAGCTGCGGATGACGAAGAGGAGGAGAGCGATGGCGAGCAGACGGCCGACTACGCCAACCTCTCCATCGACGAACTGAAGAAACTGCGCAAGTCGGTAGCTACCAAGATACTCCGTGCCCGCAACCTGATAGAATACCAGCAGGAGACCAAGGCGGACAAGCCGAACCCGCTGCCTCCATCGCCCAAGCGGGCCAAGTATGAGAAAAAAATCAATCGGCTCTCGGAAGAACTCGAAAGGATAGACTATGCCATAGTTAAGTTGGGTTGATGAATGTTGGTAAATGATTGTTTTCACCGAGACCGGGAGCCGGTTGCCGAAAAAACGGACGTAAGCGTGCTTAGGATGGACCGCAACAGCTGCAGAGACAATGACATCATTGTCCCTGCGCTGTTGAATCCCGACGAACTGGGCACGATCCGACCGGGCAGAGACAAACACTTCTACTCCCGGGGGGCGTTCAACCTGGTGCAGCTGGTCTTGTACCTGCTGGCACAGACAGGACCGGCTGACGTGTTCATCTCCAGCTATTCCATCGCAGAAGATTCACTGGGCACACTCAAGAGACAGCTGGAGAAGGGGGCCATCCGCTCCATCCGCTTCTTGATAGACAATCGGGTACGGACCATCTCCCCCAAACCGTTCGACTTCTTGGTGGGTGCGTTCCCTGGGCAATACCGGTGCTGCGCCCTCCATGCCAAGGTAGCCCTGCTCTGGAACGAGCAATGGCAGCTCTCCGTAGTCGGTTCACAGAACGCCACTCACAACCCGAAGCTCGAACGGGGCATCATCCACACTGACCCCGATGTATTCCAATTCGATTTACAACAGCTGACCCATGAATTTGACGACGGAACAACATAAGGCCATCGAGGATATGGCCTATCAGCTCATCACGCCAAACCTCGTGGCTATCAACCTGGAGGTGGACGAATGGGACTTCGTACACGAGGTTCGTACACCTGGCACACCCTGCCACCAATCCTACTATAAGGGGATGGTCAGACAGATGCTCGATACCCGTCAGGCCATCATACGGGCGGCACACAACGGCAGCAATCCGGCACAGGCCGAACTGCTCAAGTTCCTGCAACAAGTCACCAACCACCTCAAGTATGAGTAAACGAGGTCTTCCATCATTGGCCGAACAACGGTATGAGCTGATTCAGCAACACATCATCGACCCGGAGAACTCTCCGCTGCCCGAAGAGCTGCAGGAGCAGTTCAACCGGGTGCTGCAGGTGGCTCGCCTGCTCGATGACTACCCCAACGACTCCCAGGTATTGAACATCATGAGGGCAAAATACAGGGTGTCACTCACGCAACTTCGCAAGGACCTTCAACTGGCTCGCGAACTCTTCAAGACCAACCACACCTTCGACTGGGACTTCTGGCACGCCTGGCAGATCAAGGACCAGCTGGAACTCATCCGAGAGTGCAAGCTGCGTGGTGACCTGAAACAATGGAACAACGCCAAGAAGGTACTCGCTACCCTCATCGGCGAAAAGCCGGAGGCCATCGACGACCCCAGACGGATGGAGAAAAATGTATTCGTCATCCAAGTGTCTGCCGGAAACGGCGACAAAATCAATATCAACCTCGACTCCATGCGTAGCCTGACAGCCAGCCAGCGCAAGGAGATCATCGACACCATGTATCAGACGGTGGATGATGTGCAGGTCGAGGAAATCATGAACTCTTAACCCCATATTCTATGAATCCAAGAATGACAAACAAACGACTCGTCAAGAGACTGATGGACGCCCGAGGCATCGAGATGATTTCCATCACACCGAACAATGTGGTGGTGCAGGTCAAGAGCAGCTTCACACCGGCCATGTGCCGCGACCTGATTGCTGACATCGGTCACGAATCGGATGCCAAGATGACCTCTCGTGAGGGTTCCAACTACATCATCCTGCCGCGTAACTGATGGCTGACGGAGTCTGGGAGGAACAGCTTCTTCTGAACCCCGCACAGATGGCCTACCTCATGCTGCAGGCCAGGGACAAATACGTGATCTATTCACGCGGTACGGGCAAGTCCTTCATCGTCGGGGCAGAGGTGGACGAAAATGTCCGCCTCATGCCTCGTGGTGTCACGACACTGGCACAGGCCACCTACGGGCAGGCACTCACCAAAACGCTGCCATCCACATTCAAGCTGCTCGAACAGCTGGGCTACAAACGTTACGACACCAAGACCAAACAGGGCGACTATGTGGTTTGCAGGACTCCTCCTGAAGGTTGGTACCGTCCCTATGAGCATCTGATGAGCTTCGAGCACTGCATCACCTTCTCCAACGGCCACGCCCTCTACATCCTCACGCAGGACGGCAACAGCCGAGGACCGAATGCCGACTACAACATCACGGACGAGGCACTCACGCTCGACAAGGAGCAGTTCGACCAAGAGGTGGCTCCCACCAATCGAGGCAATGAGCACATCTTCGGTCGCCGCAGCAAGAACCCAATCTACAAGCACCATGGCAATGCCTTCTTCAGCTCCATGCCCTACGAGCCGGAGCAGAAGTGGCTGCTCGAACCGGCTGCCTACTACGAGGAGGAGCGGGGCATCCACCTCTTCGATGTCTGGAACCGCATCGTCAAGCTACAGATGCAGCTCATCGATGCCAAACTGGCCGAGGACAAGACACTCTTCCGAGAGATATGGAACGAGACGGTTCGGCTCCGACGGACCATCACACCATTCGTCTCTGCCGATGGCACACTCTTCATCCTGGCATCCATCTTCGACAACATAGCCAACGTGGGGCTATCCTACATCATGAACCAGTACAAGGTCATGGACCGACTCTCTTTCATGATCGAGATACTCAACTTCATCGTCGATAAGATAGACCACTGTTACTACAACCTTGATGAACGTCACCGCTACTACAATGCCACCAACGACACCTACATCCGTGACTTCGCCGAGAAAACGGATTTCTCCTGGCAACAACTGGCACAAACTGACAGCCGGATGGATGCCGACTGCAATCCCAACCAACCCATCGAGGTGGCTTTCGACTGGGGCTCATCGGCCAGCTTCATGGAGGTGGCACAACCCTCACACTTCGACTTCGTGACCAGGCAGCTATACCCCAACCGCATCGTGGACAACACCATCAACGAGTTCTTCGTCAAACGCTCCGAAGAGTCTGATACCGAGGTCAATGCTTTGGTGGACAAGTTTTGCCACTACTACCGCTATCATCCATGCAAGCAGCTCCACATGTACAGAGACCGCTACGGTGACGCACGACGAGCCAACAGCAAGAAGACCTATAACGAGTCGGCCATCGAACGATTCGAACGCAACGGATGGACCGTCCGACAGTTCGTCCATCGGGGTATAGAACCACCCCAGCACGACAAGTACCTGCTCTGGTCATACATCACCGCCGAGACCGATGAACGCTATCCGCTCAAACGGTTCAATGCCTCCAAGTGCAAGTACATCCTCATCTCCATGAACAACACGCAGGTACGCACCAACTCGATAGGCCGCTTCGAGAAGGACAAGCGCAGCGAGCGCAACGGCAGCATCCTGCCTGAAGAAGCTACTCACTTCGGCGACTGCGTGGACAAGCGTATCTGGACCAAGTACGGCGACATCCTCACCCGCAGGACTACCTTCGTCGATGTCAGACTCTGACGCACCCGTTTCCGCACCAAGTTCGCACCAATAGGACTGCAAAAGTGGGGGTAGGACTGCCTCATATTTCCTGCTTGGGTGCGGAGAAAGTTGCGGTCGGGGTTAGGGCGCGTCGTGCTTCACTCCGTGAACAACGGTGATTGCAATAGCAAGTCACCTCCTATTCTTTTGATTGAAAAACAGTTCTGTTTTTATTAACATTCCTTTACCCTCGGCGTTTCCGCTGCTTTTTCGGCCCTCAAAAGCGAATTTCGGAAACGCCGAGGTTCGCACATCCGTGCTGTGAGGTAAAGCGTTGGCGCTTTGCTTCCGGTTCTGCTTCCCCACTCGTCTGTTCCGTGCCCGTAGCTGCAGTTTCGCCTTTTGTGCAGCAAAGGTATATCGGCATCCTCACTGGTTCAAGGCCGGGCGATGTCCACACAAAAATCTCCATCCTGCTCTTGTCGGTACCCCGATAGTCGCAGGTAGTATTCAAGGCTCCGCTTTGCGTGGAGTCTTGCACCCGTTCATCTGCCTGCCTGATAAAGCTGCATCAAAAGGCGAAACATACCGCAGCGACAAGCGACGGAATAAAAAAAAACTCGTGGGGAGAACCGGAACGATTCAGATAAAGGCTCACACCCGACAGCTCGAAGTTCAAGAATAAAACTAAATAATTATAGCCATGAAAACCAACTCAAAAACCCAAGACATCAGAAACTCAAAAACCTACGAACTTTGGAAGCAGCAGTGGCATAAACCGCTGGAGTCACTCTACCGCTATCTCCCGACCAAGTACAAGGCCGAAGCCACCGACAGAGATTGGCAAGTGCGCCGATTGGTGTGGGACTTCAAGGAGGGCAAGCGCTCCATCGGAGTGGCGCAGATAGTCGCCCAGCGATTGGCCAAGATGTTCGGCCCATCGGTAACAGACATCACGCTCGTTTGCATCCCTGCATCGAGCGCCGAGAAGAACGAGCGCCGCTACAAGACCTTTGCCGCCGAAGTGGCACGGCTCACAGGGTGCGCCAACGGCTACGAGGCCGTCAAGGTAGAGGGCGAACGGCTCGCCATTCATGAACATCGAGGCAGCAAGCGCCTGCAATCCACGCAGGTAATCTCTTTCGATAAGGACTATTTCAAAGGCCGTAAGGTAGTCGTATTTGACGACATCCTCACCCTCGGCCACACCTATGCCCGATTTGCTTGCGCCATCGAAGCACTCGGGGCGAACGTCATCGGTGGCCTATTCCTTGGTAGAACAATCACATTATAATATATAGTCATGAATAGAAGAACAAACAAGACGAATGCCGTCCAGATGGAACTATTTGGCAGCGATATCCGAACACGTACGGATAAGGAACTAATCGCAGATTTGACAACAGACGTTGATAAGGTAGCAGACTACTGGGAAGAGTGCTACCGAATAGAATCTCTGTTCAATCACCTTACACCATCCCGAAGACGGATAGCGGAAGCAGCCATAGAGCTCTACAAACGCCGCGAGGTTAGGCAACGCCAACGCATACAACTCACAAGCTCGGAGAGAGTATACCAACTCATGAAGCCACTGTTGGCAGACCTCCCCAATGAAGAAGTGTGGGTCATAGGATTGAACAGTCGATTTGCAGAGATAGCTAAGGGTCGTATCTCCATTGGTGGATTGAGTGATGCGCCTGCTGACATCAGAATCATAGCGCGTATGCTAATCGAGTGGCAAGCTACGGCCTGCATCCTCGTACACAACCATCCGAGCGGAAGCATGAGACCGAGCATGGACGATAGGACGCTGACAAAGCATGTAGATGAAGCATTGAAGGTTCTTCGCATCAAGCTGGCAGACCATGTTATTGTCTCATCAGAAGGTTACTACAGCTTCAACGATGAAGGAGATATGTAATAGAGTGGGGGCATTAACGGCCCCCATTTTTTCCAGCTCCGCTGGCACTCCGCTGGAAAAAATGGGGCCCCGACAGCGGAAATAGACAATGTTTTATTAAAAATAATAAAATCCTTATTATTTTACTCGTTTCGCTTGTTCAATAATAAAACTATTATTATCTTTGCAGCGTCAGAAATGACAATCGAGATGTTTGATTTGATGAAAGGGCTAAAGGCCCGAGAAGAAATGCTCAGTGAATTGAGATTCTTCTTCCGCAATGAAGACCGGCTAAAAAGAGAAGGCTGGTACTCAGACGACGGATTCTTCGAAGCAGTTTTGTCAATCTTCCTTGAAGGTCTGAAGAAAATGCTCGGAGGATGAAAGTGACAGGTAGCCCCTTCGGGGGCTACCTCTCACATCATCTCAAACATCTCTTTTTTAACGAGTAATACGAACGATATATGAATAGAGAACTGAAACTGAAAATCGATGAACTGGTAGCCAATATCGGAAATAAACCGATAGAGGACGAACTGATAAACGAGGCGTTTGCTCTGGCCATGTCGCCGGAAGATAAGAGAGAGGCCGGCAAGTATCTGATGCAAGCCATGGCCAAGCGCAGACGAAGCGACATCGACGCACGCTCGCTGATGAGCGAGGTGACAGATGCCATCTCACTATCATACATCGCGAAAAAATACTTCGGGAAAGAAAGTGCCTGGCTTTACCAGCGGTTGAACAGGTCAATCGTCAATGGTAAACCCGCCTCCTTCTCCCAAACAGAACTGACCGTTTTGGCAGATGCCTTGAAGGATCTGAGTCGTAAACTGTCGGATACATCAACAAACATCTCTCAAAGCCTTAATTAAGGCGGAAGAGCCTCCCACATCGGGAGGCTCTTTTTCTTCCACCTATTCCTTGCATATTCCAACCGATTTCACCATATTTGCAGAGCCCAATGAAAATATAGAATATGAATCCCTTTCCATCGCGTAATCCGTAAAGTCGGGTTAAGGTTACACTATTACCTTTGGGCACGCGCTGGGAAGGGATTCGCCAATTGATAAAGATGGAGAACTATAATGAAATACTCAATGAAGAATTGACAATCAAGTCTGATAGAAAATACTGGATGGTACGAACGATGGGCGGAAGGTATTATGCAGAATTTATAAGGGATAACTTCATTGCCGTAGGGTACAACGACATTTCATTGAGACATCTAAACTCTTTGTCAGATGATATAAACAAAGCAAAAGAAGAGTTGAAATCCATCTTTAGAGAAAAATATCCAACTCTGAACAATTCAGGATATCCGGTCTCACAACTTATACGGTTCCATAGGGAGATTAAAGTAGGGGATATTGTTATTATACCATCAGAGGGTGCTATGCACGTAGCAATCGGTAGTGTTGAAACAGATTCGTCTGAACTACCCGTACAACCTGAGGATAATAAAGTATGCCCCTTCATGAAAAGGAGAAAAATCAGCTGGAAGTATTTCGGAAGACGTTCCGCATTGCCTCCCGCACTCCAACTGATGTTTAACTCCAGACATATCCTGTCGGATGTCACTTCTTACGCACCTCATATTGATGGTATCGTTAGAGACTTCTACAAAAAGGATGATGTCATCACACTGGTATTGAGAATCAGGACGAGAAAAGAAGTCACGTTGGACGATTTTTGCGCAATTCAATCGCTCGAGAAATTGGTCAGCGATTTCTGCATGATACAGGGTATCGGAGCAGGAGAACCGATTTCAATGAAAATACAGATGGAGTCTCCAGGATGGCTGAAACTGTCATCCAAATGCGCATCTCGGCTGCTGAATATGTCTCTGTTTCTCCTCACATTGACGGGTGGAGGGGTACACTATAAGAACTTCGAACTCTACACCAACGGCATTGGAGGAGCTATCAGTGATTACCTCGATAAGAAAGCAGACCGTAAATTAGTAGAATCTGCTGCCAGAGCGATTGACTCTTTACAGATAAAAAGCCCGGATGACCTGAAGCAAATCATCGAGATACTTGAAACCAAGAATGAAGGAAGAAGAAAGTATTGATCAGGCAGGCAGATAGTAGTATGGTATCAGGCAGACAGCCGTAAGAATCCCAATCAAGACAATGCGGTAGTCAATATACTCATGTGTCTGCCTGTATGATTTGACCAACGAACATAGCCCGTGCAAACACAGCATCGTTACAGTGCTGACAACTAAAAATGTAGCACAGAAAGAGAACGTGTTTCGAAGGATGTCAAACATAGTTATTTTGTATTTTCATACCGCAAATATACCGCATCCCCCCGCATCCTGCAAAAAATTCCGCAAAAAAAATCCCCCACACGCTTGCTATTCCAAAAATACTCCCTATCTTTGTGACGCTATACAAAGAACTCGGCTGAGGTTCTCTAAATAATCAACCCCGTTCGGACATCGCGGTATGGATGGTCCAGATACGAATTTGGGCTTTTTTTATGCCCATCGGTTTGCTACCGACATGGATGTCGGGAGCAAAACCATAGACGAACATAATGAGACAGCATGACAAGTAGTAGAAGTATATGCTCTACGGCTGCCTTTCCCGAAAGACATGATTTCGCAACGCTTCGGCGGGGTTGAACCTCAAGTTCTTTGTATAGCAACGGGAAATGGCAGCCGTTTTTCTGTCTAATTATTGCTATACAAAGAACTTGTTTATGAACAACTTGACCCTGAACCCCGCCGCTGCTCGCCTCACCCATAAGGTGAGCACACGCACCGCCATCCGCACCTGGATGGCCGGACGCAACCAACTGCTCTCCGACATGATGGAGCGCACCGTCACCAACCGACAGGCACTCCACGTGTGGCACGCCCTCACAGCCTTCGCCGTCATGCTGATGCTCAGCTGCAGCATCCCAGGCGCACTCTTCGGCCTGGCCTGGACAGCCCTCGCCCTCACCCTCTGCAAGAAAGGAGGCCTCAGATGACACAGGAGATGAACAACTACTTCTGCCTTGTGCAGCACGACGCACCGCTGCAACTCCCCGAGCTGGACGGACTCGCCCAATACTTCAGCCGGTTTGACCGTCAAGTCATAGAGACCAACTTGAGCTGTCAAGAGCTGATGGAGCTTCTTGTAGCGAAATATGCCGTGGATAAGGACATCCCGGATTGGCGGCTGAGAGACATCATCGAAGCCATGCCATACGCATCTCAGACACCGGATATAGATTACTCCATGGTGCTGAAGAGCAAGTACAGCGACCAACAGGCGCTGACGATTACCCTCGCACACGTATATGGTAGAGCCAGACTATTCCTCGAACACGAAGACGGAGAGGAGGTGCAGATATGAAACACGTAACCGTAGAGGGCGTGCTGCTCGACGAAGTGGCCCTCAAAGAACTGGACGACATCAACCGAGGCGACGGCGACTTCATACTCCAGGACCTCGACGAGCTGATGAGCTACATCTTCGCCAAGATGGACTGCGAGATAGAGGTGGATCCCAAGGCCGTGTCGCTGCTGCGCAAGGTCAATGAACTCAAACAGATATTCCGCGGACTCTATGTAGCCAAGAGAGGAGGTGAGCCATGCCAGAAATGAATCACGATGAGCAGCTCTTCCAGAAGCTGATTCAGCAGAAGTATGCGCAGGGAGGACTGCCCGCCGACATGGTGTTCCGCACATCACGCGAACTGGCCTACGAGTTCCGAGAGATGGTCATCCTCTCGCTGCCTGTCATCAACAGCCTGATGGAGCAGATGCACTTCAAGGGAGACGTATTCATGGGGCAGTCTACCTGGGTGCTCTATGAGCGCGAACCTCCATCCTACCCATAGACGTTTGTTGTTTCTGATACTACATTTTTTTGCATCTACCGGTGTGCCCGTCCGAGAGGATAGGCACATCTCCTCTTTTTGTGTCCGATAGAAAAGAGTGCATATCTGCTAATTTTGCCTGCATGAAACAGGCAATCCACATACTCGCAATCGCAGCATTGGCGCTGATGAGCTTCATGGCCGGACGATGGACGGCACCGAGGCATCCTCGCACGATGCCGCAGGGCGACACCCTCGTCCTGACCGATACCGTCTACCGACAGGCACCGCCCATCGTCCGCGAGGTGCGGGTTCCCGTACCGACCGAGGTCGATACGGCAGCCATACTGGCCACCCACTACACCAAGCGCATCTATACGGACACCCTCATCAATCAGCCCACACTGAGGGTCATCGTCCGCGATACCGTCTGGAAGAACAGCCTGCTGGAGCGCACGGCAATCACCACCTATCGCCCGACCATATTCCGCCATACACGTTCCGTATCGCTTGGCCTGGCGGTATCCCCCCACACGCTCGGCGTGCTGGCGGGGTACCGCATACGGGGGCACGAGTGGATGGTGGGCTACGACATACATAACCGCGGGCCGTTCACCACTTACAAGCAAGATCTATGGCAATGGTAGTATCAGGGCTCAACGGCGGATGCTTCTGCCAGGATTTCGGACAGGTGCTCCTGAAGGGGCTGACAGAGAGCATCGAGGTGAACTACACCGTGACACATCCCGATGGGTCGGACAGCATCACGGAGTGCTATACACCTGACGACCGGGGCGAGGTGTCCATCCCAGACCTGGGCACCCTGGCACACTCCTACTTTCCGGAAGCTCCCATCCTTCTGGGCGACCGATGGATGGGAGACCGCTCCGTCATCATCGATGCTGTCGTGAATGCAGGCGAATCGATACTTGGAACATTCAGCCAGACCTTCTACTACGCCAACTGCAGGACGAACATCCCACAGGCCTACAAGTACCGAGGATTCCTCAGCCGAATCCGTCGCACAACGCATCACGTCGACCAGAGCAATATGGTATCCTTCTTCCAACGGGGACAGACACTTGGCATAGGCATCGGATACCGTGATGGAGTCGATTCCGCTTGGTCGGAGTTTCCAATCCTGACCGCTGACAATAGCAATCGGATGCTGACGATTGACCTATCGGTAGACTGCATCATTCGCTGGCTCTATACCGAAGGACGGCTCTATATCGATGCCGGTCAGGTGGACTACTTCATCATCTATCTCAAGGCCGACGGAGAGGTACTCGATGCCATGCAGATAGACATCGACCACACTCAGGCAGAGTACGTCCACTTGGCCTACCTCAATGCCTTCGGCGTTCCGGACACACTCTGCTTCCGCGGACGTGAGAAGCGTACAGCCGACCTGCAGGCCGACTTCATAACGGCCAACCACTCCTACCGAAGAATCAACAGCCGGATGGACATATACCACGAAATGAACTCGGGTTACATCACCGCCATGCAGCGAGACTGCGCCGAGGATCTATCCTGCAGCCAGGCTGTTTACCTCTACGAGGGAAACAATCTTGGCGAACGCATCACCATCACTGAGGTAAACTTCGAAGAGACTGGACGCCCACGCACCGAACCAATAAACGTGTCGATTAAGTACCGGATCGCCAACGAGACACAGCGCGTCATCGAGCGCGACATGACCATCGACTACCGCATATTTGACCACACATTTGGCAACGAATTCGAATAACGATATGGATACTATCACGCGAAATCAGATGCTCAACGAGCTGGACATCCGCACGCTTCCCGACGGGCGCAAGCGGATATTCTCCATCAAGTTTGTCACCAAAGAGGGCAAACTGGTATTCGTGCCACAGGCCTACGCCTGCGGTGCCGGACGCATGAACCACAAGCGCTACCGCGTGCGTGGCATACAGCCATGCGACTGCCAGGGTAACCCCGAGATGCACGTCTATCCCGTCTGCATCGATCACATCGTGGCCTACAACGGCCGACGGGTAGTATTCATTCCTAACGAGGAGGAAAAGAAAGATGGAGATATTGTTCAATAAACAAGGTACGCCGCTCATGATGTCGGCCACAACGGCCCTCATCGAGAACGTAGGCCGTCCCGCCGACTACGAGCTGCGCAAGCGCGACCTGCTCAACCCATACTCCATCAGCCTGACGGAGACCCTGACCTACGACCGCTACCGCGTCATGTCGTGGGGACGCGACAACCGCTTTCCGCTGGAGGCTGCCAAGCAGATAGGCACCACCTCGGTGCTAAACACGGGACTGAAGTTCCTGCGCTCGCTCACCGTGGGCCAAGGCATTTATCCATGCCGGGTGACGGGATGGGACGAACGTGGCAACGAGGTGCTGCAGGCCGTCAGCGACCCCAAGGTGCACCGACTGGTGAACAGCCGCATGGTGCGCCGCTACCTGGAGAAGGTCAGCCGCGACTACTTCAAGTTCGGCAACGCCGCCGTGCAGCTGCTGCCCAACCAGCAGGGAGACCGCATCGTGGGACTCAATGCACTGAACGCCCTCTTCTACCGCTATACGCTGCCTGATGCCTGGGGCTCGTGCAAGTGCATCGTCTCTTCCTGCTGGCCTGACACGCCCGGACTGAACGCCGACGACCGCATCAGCGTGCTGGACTGCCTCATGGACTACGACCCTGAGCTGCAACTGCAGTGGGCCAAGGTCGGCGGTCGGCTCAAGGCTCCCGTGGTCTTCCCCATCCGAGACTCGTGGAGCAACAACGACTACTACGGCGAGCCCATCTGGCTTCCCTCCTACATACTGGGATGGGTGGAGATAGCCCACATGGTTCCAACATTCCTCAAGAAGGCATACAAGAACCAAATCACCTGGAAGTGGCACGTACAGATTCCATACTCCTACTGGGACAAGAAATTCCCGACCGAGGAGTATAAATCGGTAGACGAACGCAAGATGGCTATCCAGCGACGCATGGACGAGGTAGAACAGAATCTTTGTGGTATAGAGAACGCAGAAAAGCCCCTGTTCACACACTACGCCATCAACGAGGCAAACGGAAAGATTGAAGAGGAGTGGAAAATCACAGCCCTCGACAACAAGTACAAGGGCGGCGAGAACCTCGTCACATCGGCGGCGGCAAACAGTGAAATCCTATTCTCGCTCATGGTTAACCCTAACGTATTCGGAGCCGGTATGCCTGGAGGAACCTATGCAGGCAACCAAGGGGGCAGCAACATCCGCGAGGCCTTCCTCGTCAACATCGCCAACGCCTGGATAGACCGGCAGAACCTGCTCGACCCCATCACCCTGATGTTGCGGGCCAACGGATTCAACGACGTGGAGCTCAGATTCCGAAATACAGTGCTCACTACGCTCGACACCGGAGCGGGAACACAGCGTACGCTTTCATAGCATAATAAATCAAAACATCATAACTAATAACTCAAATGATATTCTCCATTATAAACTGGAACGATGCCGAAGAGCTCAACCGATTCATCCCCGTATCGGCAGGACTCTCCTTCGAAAAGGTAGAATCATCCCTCGAAGATGCCTGGCGGATTTTCATTCTTCCACTTCTGGGAGAAGAATTGTGTGCACGCATCCAGTCCATCTATGACGCATATCAGCGCGATGCCTCCGACGAAGAACTGCTTCAGCAATGCCAGCGTGCAATAGCCAACCTCGCCTTCTGGAACAACTACGACGAACTTAACGTACGAATCTCTGACGTCGGCATGATGCGCCAAGAGTCAGCCGAAGGAACCTTCAAGCCAACCTTCAAGTATCAGGAGGACCGATTGAGGCAGACTTTCCGAAACAAGGGGTTCAACGCCCTTGACCTCATTATCGACTACCTTCAGCGACACAAGGACAGATACCCAGAGTATCTCGCATCACCGGCCTATGCCGAACGTCTGCATTCCATCGTACGATCTACTGACGAAGTTGATCGCGCATGCTTCATCAACCACTCTCATCTCATATTCCTTCGGCTCAAACCAATATTCCGACGCATCGAAGAGCACGATTTGGCGCAGCAGATCACGGAACCGCTATACGACACCCTGATGGACGCGCTCAGCAGCGATGAACAATATATCGGAAACATCGAGACCGAGTCGTTGCGAATGCGGTGTGCCGACTACGTCATATTCAAGGCCGTTGCTACACTCATCCGCGAGACTGGCTCGCTCAACGACCGTGGTCTCTACTTCACCCGCCTGTCAGAGGGAGATGGGAATGTCGCCAGCTCGCCAGCCGACAAGGATCGGTCCGCCGACCTGTCTTCGATTTACGAACAATATGCATCAAGAGCCCTGTCTTCGCTTCAGCATTTCATCAGAAACTACCTTCCTGAGTTCTTCGGCGGATGCCAGAGCCAGGTACTCCTCCGTGACAACACCGACAAACGCACCGTATGGCTATGAGACTGATGACTATCAAATACCGTAAATGGGGCATTCTCCACCGCATCCATCGAGAGATACCCGATTCATGGAACGAGCTCAACGCTGCACAGTTCGTGGCCATAGTAGCCCTGAACCAGCGACGGATAGACGAATACCAGTTCTTCCATATCTTCTTCGGGCTGAACCGCACCGCCATGGAGCGCATCGACCCCTTCCAGCTCTACAGCCTCTCAGAGACACTCGGATTCCTCAGCGACCAGCAGGTGTGGCACACCGACTTCTTCCTATCCCAGGTGGGCAAACTCCGGGCACCCGGACGGATGCTCTCCGGCATGAGCTTCCACCAGTTCATCACCGCAGACACCTATTACTCTTGGTATGCCGCAACAGAAAATGCGATCTACATCGACAAGTTCGTGGCAGCGCTCTACCTTCGCCAAGGAGAGTCGTTCATCCCCGGCGAGGGCGTGGTGCCCGACATGGAGCGTCGCCTGCAGGAGGTGAAGCGCATCGACCTCACCACCAAGATGGCCATCCTGCTCAACTGGTCGCTCATCAAGATGTGGCTGGCACGTACCTTCACATCCCTCTTTCCACCATCGGCCGACACCACCGGCAAGCCCAAGCCCTCCGAGTGGCTGACACTCTTCGATGCCTTCGTGGGAGACCATATCGCCGACATCGATGCCTACAAGGCCCTGCCCTGTATGGACGCTTTCCGCATACTCAACCGCCGCATCCGTGAGGCAAAACGCTAAGGAGACCATGGACTTCGTAGACTACATCGAACAGCTCGCATCGCTCCACCCGGACATCCGCCACGATGCCACCAACGAGATTCATTTCTCCGCCCTGGCCGACGATGCCTCCGTCCTGCACGCTCGACGGATGCACTACCCCTGTGTAGTGCTCGACTGCGGCGACATCAGCTTCGAAGGGAGTGACACCCAAATCCTGATGGCTGAGGAGTGCTCGCTCATGGTGCTCGACCATGTGCGCGATGCCGCCAAGGCAGCCGACGTGCGCGAAGCATTCGCAAATACCCGTCGCATCCTGATTGATCTGTTGCGACGCATCAGCAGAGACAGACGCACCGCCCGCTTCCGCTTCCTCAACCGGGTGTCAATAGCCGGATCCGAGGCACGCCGTGTCTACATGGCCGAATCGAACCTCTATGGATACGTCGTATTCTTCAACCGCCGCGAACTATTCAGCGACGAATTGTGCCAACCTCTATATCTTGACGAAGTATGACCACAGAAAAGCAGCTGTTGATAGAACGGGCCAAACAGGTGAGAGACGAACACCGAGAAGGAGCCAACTCTGCCTACCGTGTAGGTCAGCTCATGATGGATATGATTGATCTGCAGCCGGAGATAGATCTGAGCGGAGCAATCGAGAATGCGCTGGAGCAGGCCAACGCCTATACCGACCAAGCACTGGAGCAGGCAAACGCCTATTCCGACCAGATACTCGTGCTGGCTAACGCCTATACCGACATCGAGGTCGGTAAGGTGCGTCAGGAGATTGACAGCTTGGACGAACGATACCTGCGCCGCGATGTGCCCGACACCGCCGAAGGGCTCATTACCTTCAACCGGGGCATCCGCGTGTACGAGCTGGCCCGCATGCTGCGCGTGGAGGTCACGCAGCTGGCCACCATCGCGCAGGCTGTGGTACAGGTGTTGCGCAGCAGCCGGTTCGTAGACGGGTTCCTCGGAGAGGGGTATCAGCTCTGGAAGGCGTTGGCTACGGGCGACTGGTGCCTGACCATCGACCGACTGACGGTGCGCAAGATGATGACCATCTACGAACTGGTCGTCCAGAAGCTGCGCAGTGTGGGCGGCGCAATCGTTGTAAGTGCGGCCAACGGACGCATCCGTGAGGTCACCTGCGCCGACGGGCGCTACCGCATCACCTTCGAGGATGCCAACCAGTTCCGACCGGGCGACCTCATGCGCTGCCAGACCTTCACAGGCGCATCCACCAAGTACTACTGGGTAGAGGTACAGGCTGTGGAGGGTGATGCCGTCACGGTGTCCGTCAGCGAGTTCGCGGGCGTGCTGCCCGAGGCGGGCGACGAGGTGGTGCTGATGGGTAATACCACGGACGTGACGCGCCATAGCCTGCTGCTGCTCTCTGCCACCGAGGACGGACAGCCCCGCTTCGACTGCTACGACGGCGTGCACGCCCGCAACCTGGACGGTTGCCTACGGGTACGCACGGGCTGCCTGGACGGCATCAGCGACAGCCGCTTTCCGGCCACCAACCAGCCGCACGGATATGGGCTGTACGGCAGCAACTGCTACCTCACGGGCACCTTCGTGCTCTCTACCGGGCAGGAGGTGCGCACGCTCATCGAAGCCGTAGAGGGGCGCATCAGTGCGGAGGTCAGCTCCGTGCGCCGCGAGGTCAGCGCGGCGGACAACTACCTGTATAACGCCTCCTTTGCCGACAACCTGGCCGGTTGGCAGCACGGTGCCGAGGCGGCCATGTACACCGTCGGCGGACAGCTTGTCACCGACGGCCTCGCGCTCATGGGCGAGAAGGATGCCTATGCCGGACTGGTGGAGGAGGACGGAATGACGCTGCTCCGAATCCGAGGAAGCTACATCCGTCAGGCCAACGCCGATCTGGCACGACGCCCATCCTTCCAGGCGGAAGAGGGCGCCGGATATGCCGCCAAGCGCATCTATCTGGCCCTACGCGCAAAGGTGCTGACAGCCGGCACGCTCTCCGTCCGCTGGGACGGCGAGTCGGACGAGGGATTCGATCCTTACGCGCCGCTGGACTATTCGGCCGGACTGGTTCCTACCGAAGGATTCGAGGATATAGAGACCACCGCCCTCTGGAGCGGTACGGGCGACTTCCTGCTCTCCTACTCGGGCGACATGCTGGTCTACGCGCTCTATGTGACGGACAACCCTGTGGAGGAGCTGGACGCGAAGTACACCGCCCGCTTCGAGATGACGGACAAGCGCATCCAGACCAACGTACAGGCCATCACCCGGCTGGACAGCCGTCTGACCAGCGCCGAGACCACCATCGATCAGACAGCCTACGCCGTCAGCCTCTGCGCCACCCGCTCGGAGCTGGACACCGTGAGCGGCAACCTCGCCACACATACCGCCAGCTTCCACGTCACGGCGGACAAGATAAGCTCCATCGTGAGCAGCATCGACGCAAACGCATCAAGCATCTCCTCGCTGGAGCAGACGGCCAGCAGCATCTCTACCTCCATCGCATCTACGAAGCAGACCGCCGACGCAGCCCGCACCGCTGCCGACAAGGCCGCATCACAGGCCGCCGGCGCACTCATTGCCGCCAACGCCGCACAGAGCACCGCCGAATCGGCGCTGAGCAAGGCGGGTACCAACGCTACGGCCATCCAGCAGACCAAGGACAGCATCTCCGTGCTGGCCGGCTACTTCGACGACGAGGGTCACCTCATCGAGGGGGCGGGATGGGTCACCACTGCACAGGGCAACCTGCTGTGGGCTACCAAGGATGCCGTCACCGACCTGCAAGGCCGCATGACCTCCGCCGAGACGCGCATCACGCAGACCGAATCTAACATCACCCTCTGTGCAACCAAGACGGAGCTGAACACCGTGAGCGGCAACCTCGCCACACATACCGCCAGCTTTCACGTCACCTCGTCTAAGATCTCCTCTATAGTCAGCAGCATCGACGCGAACGCATCCAGCATCTCATCCTTGGAACAGACGGCCAACAGCATCACGCTGCAGGTGGCGTCATCAAACAGGACAAACCGCAACTACCTGCTGAAGTCGGGCACGGAGGTGACGGCGAGCACCTACCGATTCGCAGGCTATACGCCAGCCATCCCGCTCACACCGTCCGTCACCTATACGGTGCAGCTGATGGTCACCGTACCTTCGGGCGTAGACGGGATAGCCGTGTACCTGTCCAGCGGCATGATCAAGCAGGCAAACTGGTCGGGACTCAGTGCCGGCAAGCAGCTGCTCACGGCTACCTTCGCGGCCAAGTACTACAGCGGGATGACGCCGGGTGACAGTGCGGCCTACGCCGTCGTGGAGTTATACCAGTACTACAAGGGCACGCAGGCTACCAAGAGCGTCACCGTGCACTGGGCCAAGGTGGAACTGGGCAGCACAGCCACTTCGTGGTGCCCGGCTCCCGAGGAGGAGACCGCCGGACGCAACTACTACGGCAGCCACCTCAACGTGACGGCATACAACAGCGCCAGCGTCAGCCGCAGCAACAGCAACGCGCCGAACGGCCTGTACATCATAGGAGCCAGCAGCGGAAACGGATGGCTGCGTATCAGCAAGGCGATAGACGGAAACGGATACTGGACGGTATCCTTCTGGATGCGCGGCTCGCAGAGCGTCGCCGGAGGATTCAACATCGACATGTGCGACACCGCGCCGCTGGACGGTAACGTCCGCGTCGCCTTCCGCAACGACAACCAGTGGGTGCGCGTGGAGAAGACCTTCTACATCACCAACTACGCGGAGGCTACCTATCACTTCATCGACTTTCAGAGCATCGACTGGCTCTATGTCTATGTGAAGGACCTGAAGGTGGAGCGCGGAACCAAGGCTACAGCCTGGTGCCCGCCCGTGGAAGACAGCGCGGCAACCAAGGCGGAGATAAGCCTGTTTGTGACAGAATCGGAGGTGGGTACGCTCATCAGCAACGCCGTCATCCGAGCCGACCAGATAGACCTGGTGGGCAAGGTGACGCTGACGCACCTGGACAGCACCATCATTGACGGCGGCAAGATAAAGACCAGCCTCATTGACGTGGACAATCTGACGGTGAAGAGCTGCGCCAACATCGGGCAGTTCACCGTAGACAGCTACGGCATGGTAACAACAAGCTCTACTGCCAAGATTGAGTACAACTGGAGCAGTACGCGGTTCATCCGCATGAACGGGTCTGGTACGGCCATGTTCTACGGACGCAACGACAGCGGCAAGCTGATGGAGCTGTGCGCGTATGACAGCGGAGGAACTGCACTGAGCATATTAGGAAATGCCAGCGCTACATGTCTGTCTACCATCGGGCCGAGCAGATTAGTGGCTCGTAATACGTCCGGATCTGTCGAGCTCAACACAGTACGCGGACTGGCACTCGGCTGCCTGACAGGTACTGTGCTGTACGATTCGTCCAATAATTATGCGTGGGTAGACTTTTTGGTGGCGAACGGCAACGTGACACTACCGGCTGCATCTACATGCAAGGGAAAGATTATATTTGTTAAAATAACGGGCGGAAGCCGTACCATCACGTCGAGCAGCACCATCTACAAGTGCAGCGACAGCGGCACCTATACGTCAGACACATTCAACAACCGTGCCCTATTTTTCATCAGCAACGGCACAGCGTGGTATGAGTTCGCATGTTACCAAAGATAAATAAATGTATTACTAACTAATTCATAAAGAGGTATGAAAATAGATTTTTCTAAAGTGAGAGTTCAAATGGAGTTCGAAGGACCTTCACAGACCGTGGACATCCGCAAGCCGCTGGGCAACCACATCCACCAGACCACCGGCGACCTCGCCATGGACCAGCTGGCACGCGACATCTACTTCAGCCAGCAACCCGTGGAGCTGACGCAGGAGCAGGCGCAGGCCGTGCTCGAAGCGGCTAAACAAAAATTCGTATGTCCAGTATGGCAGGGGCTGGAAAAACAGATGAACGAAACCAATAACAAGGAGGAGGATAACCAATGATCACACTCAGAACCACCACCACCGTGCTCCGGCAGTCCGAGCTGACGACGGAGCAGTACGACTACCGGCTGCAGCACCGCAGCGAGAGCACCGACGGACAGCCGGCTCCCTACGTACACACCGACATCCTGCAGGTGACCGATGCCAAACTCGGCACCACTACCCGCGTGGGATACGGACGCGCCGAACAGGTTACAGGCCGGGTGTTCCTCAGCATCGAGGACGCGGCATCCGTATCGACAGCCGACTGCACGGCCATCGCGCAGCAGTATTACCAGGACATTGCCGAACTGACCGGCACAACCCTGACCGACGATGGCAACGCTGACTGATGCCGAGTATGCCCGACTGGTGGCCGACGTGAAGGCGCAACTGCTGGCCGACGCACGACCCGTCACCGCACTGCCGCAGGCCGACAGCTTAGACGGTGTGACCTTCATGCCAGCCGTGCGCAATACGGCGGGTACGGAACAGGCCGTACAGGTGCCCATCAGCCTGCTGCAGAAGCCGGCGTTAGATGCCGCACAGCAGGCCATCGACGCAGCCGGGCGCGTAGACACCGCACTGACCGACGCCGGTCGGCTCCCCGTGGTGCGCGATGGCAACTGGTGGACGTGGGACACCGAGACACGCCAGTACACCGACACCGGCATCCGAGCCGAGCGCACAGGCGAGTACGACGAGCAGACCCGCACGCTGACAATTTTTTAACAAGCAAGAAAAATGGCACAGAAAGGAACCGGCTACATAGCCAAGGTGACGATAGAGAGCGAGAACGGAGCGGCCATGGCCGACCTCCGGTTCAGCCTCGCCTTCTACGTCCATCAGCGACAGCGCATCATGCTGGACAAGTCTGAACTGGTGCACGTGGTGCGCGAGCAGGCCGACCACTGGTATGCCTGCATCGACAGCCACCTGCTGGGCGAAGGCCGCGTGCGCTGCGAGGCCACCGTGTGGGACGGCGAACCCGCCTGGCCCGGAGGACGACGACCTGTCATCGTAGACGTGGTTACCGGACTGGTGGTAGGCCGGCAGCCCTGCATCGGTCCCGGCGGCCAGCAGACCTACTACGACCAGGGCATCCGCCTGCGCATCGAGTGGGTCAACGACCTGCCCGACCCCGACGGCACCACTTCGCTCTACCCCAGCACGCACGTGGAGTACGATGCACAGACACGTACCCTGACGCTGTACTGAAAACCCGTAACTAAAATCTTTAAAAAACCGAATATGGCAAACTTAGGCAAACGACTGGACTACATCAGCCACAACGGAGAGACCTACTGCGTAGGCTACTCCACCAACGACCTGACCGACGAACTCAAGGCCAAGCTGGACAGCATGGCACAGGGGGCGCAGGTCAATGTGATAGAGCACATCACCTTTGAAGGCGAGGAGCTGAACACTGATACGGAGACCAAGACCGTATCGCTCTCATCCCTTCAACGCAAGCTGGTACCCGGAGCCGGCATCGGACTGGACAACGAAGGCAACATACGCATCACCTACGACCACACCGCATGGATCATCGTCTCCGCGCTGCCCGCATCGCCCGCCGAAGGCAACGAGCACCGCATCCACATCGTCCCCAGCCAGAAAGCGGAGACCGGCAACGCTTACAAGGAGTACATCTGGCTGCCCGATGACGGCAGGTGGGAGGAGTTCGGCGACTTCCACGCCGCCGTTGACCTGGCCGACTACTACAAGCGGCAAGAGGCAGACGACAAGTTCGTGGCCAAGGAGGAGGGGAAGGCACTATCGGCCAACGACTTCACCGACCTGCTCAAGGCCAAACTCGAAGGCATCAGCACGCAGGCCAACCGCACCACCTTCGCCTTCAATGAAGAGACCGCCACCCTTACTATCACAACCAAATAACACAAGAGAGGAGGACAACGTATGGCATCACTGCTACATATCAACATCAATGGAACCGTGGTGGACATCACACCCATCTACAAGGAACTGGGCATCTCGATAGACCGATTCACGCAACTGCTGGACCGTGACTTCTACGCGCCCACACTGGACGCAGCACCTACGCCGGAATCCGTCAGCTACACCGACGAGGACGGCAGCACCTGCCCATTCCGCATCGGACAGCTCTGCCGCGTGGCCGACGACACCGCCGGCACCGGCTACCGCTTCTATCTCTGTGCCGACATCGCCGACGGCTTGGCTCGCTGGGAACCCGTGCCGGACACCTACCTGCACCGCGAGGTGGAACGGCTGACAGCCGAAGTGCTGAACCCGCACCGCGACGACGCACAACTGCCCACGCTGTGCGGGCAGCCGGCTATCCTCTTCGGCGCAGGCACCCCGCAGGCCGCCGTGGTACCCGACAACTGGGTACAGCAGATCGACGGAGGCTACGACTGGACGGGACGCCCGTCCGCACTTGGGCAGCAGTACATCAACACCACCGTGCAGACGGGCGGGCGCTACATCGCCGTCCGCAGCGGCCAGGACGACCTCGTCTGGCTCAACTCATAGCGGAGACCCGTTTAAATTTTTAATTTTAAATTTTAAATTGAAAAAAATGAACCGCTTTACCAAACTCCCCAAAACAGGCGACGCCGTGGTGGGCGAGCTCGCCACCGGACAGGTCCGCTTCATCCCGCTCGAAGAGCTGGACTACAACCGCCTGGACCAGTCCGCCTACGAGACCATCGGCACCGTCGCCTTCCGCCACGGCAACCGCGTCCTCGTGGTCTACAAGGAGAACGCATCGAAGGCCTTCTGCAACACCGTAGACTACCTGCTCACCGGCTACCTGTTGGACGGCGAGGAGCACACCTCCACGCTCCGGCTCAAACTGACAACGAACAGCGACACGCTGACGGACATCGCCGTCGCCTACGCCGCCACCACGCAGCAGGCCATGATAGACCAGCTCAATACGGTACTGTCCGCGCACGAAACAGCACCCACCTGGAGGTGGACGGCCTACGCCGTCGGCGAACAGATCTATCTCTGTGCCGATTTCAAGTTCTACCAGCAGGCCAACGGATGCAAGGGCGCCGACGGATTCGCGCTGGAGGCGCGCACCATGGAGGGCGTGACCTACTGCAATGTCGCGCTGAATCAGAACGGCACGTACAATTCGGACGCGCTGACGGCCAACATGGACCGCAGGATATACTACCTGCGCAGTCTGGCACCGTCGCTCACGGCGGACATCACATCAACGGCCAAGAATACCGCCGTCGCACTGCAGGACTGGCTGGGAAACAGCCCCGACGGACTGGACCACTGCGCCTACCTGCGCAGCGTCTACGGCGAAGGTGAGGATGGATGGATCCGTTGCCTGGAGGCCAACCGCGCCGTGATGCCTACCGACCGAGGCGCACTCCGCTACGGGCACGACTACGCCATGCAACTCACCGACCGGCTCTGCGAGCTGCGCAACTGCTTCGGCGACATCAAGCATCCGGCATTCAACTACGTGCGCACCGTCGTCAATTCGGTGTGCCTGCCGCCGGAGCGGTGGCACCTCATCTCGCTGCCCGACGGGCTGGAGCTGACCTCTATGCTGCGACACGGTACAGACCCGTCGCGACTGGCAGACCCCATCAACGAGTGTCTGTATCGAATCAAGGGTACTGCTATCAGTAACGGCACCAACCGGTGGTTCGCCGCGCGGGGCGCGCTCCATGCAGCGTGGTCGTGTCACGGCACCAACGGCCACGCCCTCTACGGCAGCGGCATGTACGTCGCCAGTCAGGTGCTGCCCGCCTCCTCGCTCCAAATTTGACTTATTCTTAATCTTGCATCGGCGCTCCGTCGCCGATGCCACTAACGATTAGAACGTATGAAACTGACCGACACACCCATATTCGAGAATCTATGCAAGCTGCGACGGATGATCTACGACGCGCACCGTTACATGACTCACGCCGACCGACAGCGGTTCATGGACGAACTGCTACACCTATCCGGTCGCTGCATCGAGTGCTTCGCCGAAGCCTATGACTTCCCGGACAGCCGTCGCGAGGCCATCAAGCGGTGCATGACCACCTTCGCCGTGCTGCGCACCGACCTGCAGACGCTGCGCGAGCTGCACGTCATCAAGTACCCGAAGCCGCAGTTCCCGGACGGGTATCAGCCCACGCCTGGCGAGGCCATCAGCCGCGGATGGATAGAGCTATACGAGGTGGTCGGTCGGATAGACGATGACTTGAGTCGGTACAGGGCGCACCTCGCTCAGAGCAGGTCCGCATCCGCACAGGGTGCGGCAGAACGTGATCATTAGAGGAGTGCCGCCATCATTTATGGCTACAAACAGGACAGGCACTCGGGATGCACCAACCGGTGGTTCGCCGCGCGGAGCGCGCTCCATACAGCGTGGTATTGCAACGGCACCAACGGAAACGCCAACTACAACAACAGCATGTACAACGCCAATCAGGTGCTGCCCGCCTCCTCGCGCTAATGGATATATATACAATGTAGTATGATAAGACTCGAAGACCTCATAGCAGAGTGCGACATCTACCGGCACGACAACCGCCGGAGTGCCGACCAGCGTGCATTCGCCATGCACGCCGAGGCACGCTGTATGCGCCTCTACCGGGCCATCATCAGTCATACCGTGCGCCCTGATACCTACTCATTCATCACCTACCATCCGCGTGTCCGCGAGGTCATAGCCTGCGAGGCCGACCTTCGCATCATCGACAAGTATCTGTACCGCCGCCTCCGGCCTATCCTGGAGCGACACCTGCAGCCCTGTGTGCACAACAATCGCGTAGGCATGGGGCAGACATCCTGTGTCAACGCCGTAGCATCGGACATCTACGAGCTGAGCAACGGCCACACATCGGACTGCTACGTCATGAAGCTGGATGTAGCAGGCTGCTTCCCCAACATGGTGCAGGACATTGCCTACCGGCAGATGGAGCAGCTGCTGCTTGCAGAGTACGACGGAGCCGACCGCGACGAGATGCTCTACATGCTGGCCGTCGCCATCTATGCCTATCCGCGCCTGCACTGCCGGCGTATCTCGCCCATCTGGATGTGGCAGGATGTGGGCAAGGGCAAGAGCGTGTACGAGAAGGACGACGGCATCGGAGCCAGTATCGGACGGCTCATCTGGCAGCTCATTGCCTGCTGGTACTTCCACGAGGTAGACGAGTACGCCCTGTCCATCCCGTCCATCCGCTACGAGCGGTATGTGGATGACATGTACTTCGTCTCCCGTTCCAAGGACGTGCTGCTCATCGTGCCGGAGATTCGTCACATCCTTGCCCGCGTAGGTGCCCGGCTCAACGAACACAAGTTCTACTTCCAGCACTATAGCAAGGGCGTGGAGTGTCTTGGTACGCACATCAAGATGGACCGAATCTACATCAACAACCGCCCTGTCCGTCAGGCCAAGCAGAAGGTTGCCGAATGGAACGGACGCGCCTCCGAGCGCAACGCCACCCGCTTCATCAGCTGCATCAACTCCTACCTCGGACTATGCAAGACCTATAATGGTTACAGCAAGGCGTGGAAGATTGTGCGCACCATCGACGGACGCTGGTTCCGGTACATACACTTCGACCGCACCCGCTGCTGCCTCGTACCCAACGAGGGTTACAGACAGCGCGATATAATAGCTAATAGATATTGTATTACTAAATCCTGTAAAAATGAGAAGAGAAGAAAAAGAAGAGGCCATCCGTCGGCTCACAGAGCGGATGATGGCACTGCAGAGCCGCATGAGGCTCAGCGACGCGCATGCCAGTAAGTGCATTAAGCTGGGACTGGTGTACCGTGACGAATACCCCGACGAGTGTGCCGACTACGAGGCCGCCCGCGAAGCGTACAACGCGGCCGAATACGAACTGGATAGCGTGATTGCGGCCGAAGTGGAAGAGGGTGACGCAGCGGAGGAAGGAGGTGACGCATGAATGCTATGGACCAGATTCGGAATCTGCTTGTCGGATTGATTACCGGCCTTGCCGCTTACCTGAATCCGATAAGCGGAGAAATGTACTCGTTGTTTGGTGTCTTTTTCCTGAACTTCATGTTCGGTCTGTTGGCTGCATTGATATCGAACGGCGAATCGTTTGATTTTAAAAAGGCTTTCCGATGCATAGGAGAGGCTTCCATCTTCTTCTTGCTGGTATGCTCGGTGTATGTGATAGGGGAGAAGCACGGAGATTCGTCCGGCGCACTGCAATGTGTAAGCTTCATCACCTATTCGGTCATGTACTTCTACGCAGTGAACATCATACGAAATGTGAAGAACCTGCTTCGGAAGGATTCTACAGCATACAAGGTAGCATTGTTCCTGTACTGGCTTCTGAGCGTGGAGTTCGTCAAGCAAATACCGCATCTACAAGAATATTTGGCTGTCTACAGAAAGGAGGAATGTGATGGGAAATAAGATTTTACCTCGCGGGTTGCGAAACAACAACCCGGGGAATATACGGATAAGCCGCACCGTATGGGCGGGCCAAGTCATACCAGGAACAGACCGAAGCTTCTGCCAGTTCCGGACAATGGCATACGGCTACCGCGCTATGCTAATGACATTGCGGAACTATCGGCGCAAGCATGGGTGCAGAACCATAGCCGACTTCGTGCGTCGATGGGCTCCTCCGACGGAGAATGATACGGCTGCATATATACGGCGTGTCTGCAGTGACCTACAGGTTCCTGACAGCTACGTGCCAGATATCGACGACCGATGCACCATGTGCGCAATGGCGGCAGCGATGTCTAAGGTGGAGAATGGATGCGAGGCTGTCATGGATGATGTGTTCAAGGGATGGGATATGTTATAACTGTTAGTCATTATGGACAAGAATGGATTGTTGACAGTAGATGAATTCAATCGGCTTGTCACACGCTGGGGAGAGAATGTCCGCGAGCGTGCACGCGCTACCCTGCTCGCCCGCACACACTCCAGCGGACGGCTGGCTGACAAGCTTCGAGAGTATGTGGATAGTTTCGAAGATAATGGACCTGCTACTCGTGTGGCATTCAGATTCGAACGATATGGTGTGTTCCGGTCCTACGGAGTGGGTCGAGGATACGTCATAATTAACGGGCTGCTGGTGCGTGGCTACAGAGTACGCTCCGTACGAGACATGCAGCAACGAAGGTTTAATATAATAGCATCTGAAATGCTACAACGAGGATACACTGTGTCTGAGATAAACAGGGAAAAACGACCCGATGAGCGAGATCTTAAAATTCAGCGAACAGCTCTCGACTGGATAGATAAGCACATCAACGCAGGAATGGACACCCTGGCTGATGCCGTGCAGGAGTTCTACGGCGACGATGCCCTGAGGCAGCTGTTGGATGATTTCCCAAAAACTAAAATCAATAAAACAACATGAGCAAGAACAAAGACGTCCGCCGGGGCATCGTGCTCTACCTCGACGGCAAGCGTGTGGAGAACAACGTGAAGTCCATCAAGACCGAGGTACAGCGGCTCACCCGCGAGCTGAACAAGATGACCATCGGCTCCAAGGAGTACAACGACCAGATGGAGAAGATACGCCGCCTGAACGGCATCCTGCGCGAACACAAGGCCGAGCTGGCCGGCGTGGAGCAGCAGGTGCAGCGCAACAAGCTGTCCATCGGCAGTCTGGTGGACGAATTCAACCGATTCGGCGGCATCGTGGTGGCTGCCTTGGGTGCCCTGACGGGGGTCACGCTGGCCCTTCGCTCCTTTCGCGAAGAGCGCAACAAGCTGCAGGAGTCGCAGGCAGGCCTGCAGGCCCTCACCGGGCTGGACGATGCCTCCATCCAGTGGCTCACCAGGCAGGCCAAGCAGCTCAGCACCACCATGACCCGCGAGGGGCTGCGCGTGCGGGCGGAGGCCAGCGAGATACTCGACGCCTACATGCTGGTGGGAAGCGCCAAGCCCGAACTGCTGGCCAACAAGGAGGCCCTGGCCGCCGTGACCGAAGAGGCCATGCGCCTGCAGGCCGCTGCCAAAGACATCACCCTGGCGCAGGCGGTGGACTCCCTCACCCTCTCGCTCAACCAGTACGGAGCCGCCGCCGACCAAGCCGGCCGCTACGCCAACGTGCTGGCCGCAGGATCCAAGGCCGGAGCGGCCAACATAGCCAGCCAGGCCAAAGCCATACGCACCGCAGGTACGGCGGCCTCCAGCGCCAATGTCAGCATCGAGCAGACCGTTGGACTCATCGAGACACTGGCCTACAAGGGCATCAAGGACGAGGTGGCCGGCACGGGACTGAAGAAGTTATTCCTCACCCTACAGACCGGTGCCCGCGACACCAACCCAGCCATCGTGGGGCTGGACCAGGCACTGCAGAACCTGCAGAAGAAGAACCTTAACGCGGCCGCCATCAAGAAGATGTTCGGCGAGGAGGGCTACAACGTGGCCTCCGTCATCCTGCAAAACCTCCCGCTGGTGCAGCAGTACACCGAGGCCGTGACCGGTACCTCGGTGGCACTGGAGCAGGCAGCCATCAACAGCGACACGGCAGCCGCCCGACTGGCACAGGCCAAGAACAAGATGAAGGTGGCCATGACCGAACTGGGCGAACGGCTGGACGGAGTCTATACCGTATCGACCAACCTGGCCACCTACCTGGTCAAAATTTTACCCACCCTCATCGACTGGTTCCGCGAGTGGGGCGGCACGGTGCTCTGGCTCGGCACGGTGGTGGTTGGCTTCACCTCCTACACCCGACTGGCCGCTGCAGCCACCTCGGCGTACACCGCCGTACTGACCGCCTGCCGGGCCGTGACCCTGGCCTACGGAGCAGCCGTCAGCATCGTGAAGGGATGCACCATCACCCACATCACGCAGATGCGCCAGCTACTCACGCTCATGGGCAAGCATCGAATCGCCCTGCAGACCCTGCGGGCGGCCACCTACCTCTACTCGGCCACCCTCTATACCCTGCAAGGTCGCATCGACATGGCTACCAAGTCCATGCGCGGGTTCTTCGCCGTACTGACCCGACACCCCTTCGGCCTGCTGGCCGCCGCCCTCGTGGCCGCCGTGACGGCCAGCTACCGACTCACTCAGCGCACCAAGGAGTACTACGACCTGCGCAAGGTGAACGAGGGCATCAACCGCAAGACCCAAGCCGACATCACCGCCGAGAACGAGCGGATGGGGCAGCTCACCACCGTGCTGCGCGACAACACCCGCTCGCTGGGCGAACGCCGCCGCGCCATCGACCAGCTGCGCGAGATCGTTCCCGACTACCACGGCGAACTCACGGACGAAGGGCGGCTCATCAACGACAACACCGACGCCATCGACCGCTACAACCGGGCCATCGCGGTGAACGCCGAACTCAAGGCCGTGACCGCCGAGCTGGACCGCCACCGCATCAACCTGCTGCAGCTGGAGGAGCGGCAACGCCGGGCGCAGTCCGACCGCTCGCTTATGGGATCTATGGCCCGCATGGACGTGGCCGACAAGCTGAAGCAGGAGAAGCAGATTGTGGACGAACTGACGCAGCGCTACAAGGACCTCGTGGCGCAGCGTTACAATATAGAGCACCCAACGGCCTCCCCGGCCCCCTCCACCGACCCCAATAAGAATTCCACCTCAGGAACCGAGACAGAGGAGGAGCGCAAGAAGCGGGTCAACCGCGAGCTGGAGCGCATCGAGACGGAGCACATGCAGCAGCAGACACACCTGCAACGGCTCTACCTCGAAGGGCAGATAGAGAGCACCGAGGAGTACGATGCCCTCCTACTCAGCCTCGAACAACAGACGCTGGGCAAGAAACTGGCCGTAGCCGGACTGGAACCGCACCGCCGCGAGGATCTGCAGGTCAAGATGCTCGAAGCGCTGAAGAAGTTCAAAGAGGACTGCCAGCGCCAGGAAGAACAGGCTGCCCGCAAGAAGGAGCAGCTGGATAAGAAGGAGTCGCAGCGGGCCATCGATGTGCATACACGACGATACCAGGATCAGTCCTACCTGCTGGCCAAACAGCACTACCAGCAGAACAGCTCCGAAGAGGAGTACCGCCGGAAGCAGGCCGACCTGCAACGCAGCTACTACAACCAGCTGCTGGCCGACACCGCCGTATCGGAAGAGAAGAAGAACGAAATCCGGCAGAAGCTGCGCGAGGCAGACCTACAGCAGCTGGAGGAGACCAACCGCCGAGAGGTGGATCAGCAGAAGCAGACGTTCCAGGCCATCAGTGCCTTCGCCCAGGATTTCGGCACGGAGCTGGCCGGATTCCTGACCGATACCGAGACCTCGGTGGGCGACTTCCTGAAGAGCATCCTCAAGATGATGATCGACGCACTGGAGAAGATGGTGGTCATGGCCGTCACCGAGCGCACGGTCAAGAACATCGCCACACTGGGCTTGGCAGGCATCGCCAAGGCTGCCGCCGAAATCGCCCTCATCACCGCTGCCTTCGAGACAGCCAAGGCAGCCGTGGGTAACTTCTACACCGGAGGATACACCCCATCGGGCCGCTGGGACGAACCGAAGGGCGTGGTTCACAGCAACGAGTTCGTGGCCAACCGATTCGCCGTGGCCAATCCGGCCGTGCGCCCCGTGCTCGACCTCATCGACCAGGCACAGCGCCGGGGTACCATCAGCCACCTCACGGCCGACGACATCGCCGCCGTGGCTCCCGGACGCACCGCAGAACGACGACCCTCCTCTATCCCACATCCCGCGCCTACCGCCACACCGGTCACCGACCCCGAGGCGAAGGCCGTCATCCGCCAGCTGCAGGCCACCGTCAGTCGGCTCAACAACCGTCTGGACGAACCGTTCCTGACGCTGAACGTCATCAGCGGACGCGGCGGCCTCTATAAGAAACTCGAAGAATTCAAACAACTACTCAACAACAAATCCCGCCAGCCATGATCGAACTGCTTATCAACCACCAGCCGGCCGACCTTCCGGCCGACTTCTCCTTCTCGATGGAGTACGAGAACGAGTTCTTCACCAAGTCCTCCGAATACAGCCTGGACATCGAGCTGCCACTGAAGGGCAGCGCAGCCAACCAGCGCATCTTCGGACAGTTGCACCGCATCACCTCGACCAAGGAGGCCGTCACCCTGCCCGCCGAGGCCTATGTGGGTGGCCGCTGCGTAGCCTACGGAGAGGCCATCGTCATCAGCATAACCGACCTCACCGTCACCATTCAGCTCGTGGGCAGCACCAGCTACATCAATTATGTTGGCTGCGACCTCTATATCGACGAGATGCAGATGGAGGATGCATCCAATTCTTTCTTTATTAACAAAAACATAGTAGACATAATGACCGGAGTTGGAAAGTCATGTAAGGAAAATGATTACAAGATTCTTGCCGGAAACGTCGATGAAGCAGACATGGTTTTTCTATGGAGTTTTTATAAAAATCCAAAAGAGATTGTTTTTGATAGTTTTTTCTTGCAATATCATCCTAATTGTTCATTCCCCTCTTTTTCCGAAGATGGAAGTAGTTCCATGTTTTTCTCGCACTTCTATAAGAGTAGTTGCCAACCTTATCTGTTGACGGTCATTGACAGAATAATGCGTTCTATGGGATTCACGGTGAGAAGAAACGATATCAGACACAGTTGGTTAAGAAACATATATCTATGCAATTATAAAATTGGGAAAATAAATGATTGGGATACAAGTACATCTGGAATCATTCATACTGATATACGCCGGTCATTGCCTCACTGGAAGCTTTCCACATTCATCGACGAGGTGGAGAAGCTCTGCGCCTGCATCTTCCTCTTCAACTCCCACAACCGCACGGTGGACATCGTCATGCTCGACAAGTTCTACGACGAGCAGGCCTCGCTATACACCGTACGGGACGGCGATATTCTGGACGAGTTCGAGGTAGAGTTTGACGATAAGGCCAGCGACAAAGACCTTACCACCTCCTCCATCCACTTCGACCGCTCCTACAACGACCCTTATATGAAGGTGTCGAAGGATGTGCTCGATTCCATCGAGAACCGTCAGTACTGCGCCGACTGGAACGCGATACAGCAATCCTACAACAAGATGACAGACACCGACCGATGTAAGACGCTCTTCATCGACGAAAGCACCGGACGCGAGTACATCCACTACGAGGACGAAAGGGGTATTGGTAGCCTAAAAGAAATAAACATATTCGGAGATCTCATTCGTGAAGATACGAACGGTAGTGTATCAATGAAAATAGTTCCGGCAAACACCTGCCTGTTCGATGTCGGATGGTGGTTTGATTCATTCCAAGGTAGTCCATCACAATCTCTGAAAATCAATGTCCCCTTCACCACCTCCGAGGTCAAGACACCGGAGTACACCAAGGCACAGGAGATTATCGAGAACAGCTACAGCCCCGACCGCGAGGAGTCGTCGGACTGTATGGAGGTCATGCTGCACACGGGCGGAACCTATCCTATCGCCTCCTATCAGGGATCCACGTTCCGCTACCCCGTCCCCTTCACCGACTACCTCATGCCAGGATCGGCGCAAGGATACCTGCCCGAGATGTCGCTGTCACTCAAGCCCGTCTGCGAGCAGAGCTTAGGCTACCTCTACCGCCACATCCCTACCTATCGAAGCGACAAGAAGTACGTCGTCCGATTCCTCGACCGCCACGTACCCGACCAGCGCCAGATCTTCCTCCTCCACAACCAGCGATACGTCTGCTACAAGCTCTCCGCAGACTTCGACAACCGCACCCGTGACTTCCTCATCGAAGGAGAGTTCTTCAAGATTGACTAAGATATGAAAATCCCCCGTCGGAGGCTCACCGGCGGGGGATGGTGTCAAAAGATTACATTCATTAAACCAATGTAAACGAGCCTAATTTCTGACCGATGTCATGCAGGGCGTAGTTCAGCGTCTCGATGTCCTTCTCCTTCAATCCATACACCTGACCACGTACAGCCGTCCCGTTAATACGCTGGCTCAACCAGGCAGCGCTCTTGTTGAAGTAATGCTCCGCGATGTACTTCATTGACACGATTTCGCTCACCTCCTTCAACTGCTCCTTCACGGTCAACACCCGGCGTGAATAGGCTATCGCATCGTCCAGCTCACGCCCGATTTCCTCCGCACACTTGTTCATATACTCTTGTATCAAGGCCACCTCTTCTGATGAAGTGTATTGGGCCGCAATCTCCTTGGCCATCGCCTTTCCTTCACGCTCCCAATTCAGGGCACACATCTTCTCCAGTTTTTCTTTCAATTCATTCATAATCGTATGGTTTGTGCCCTCCCCGGAGGGAGGGCTTGTT